GCGGAGCCTTTACCTATTCTTATCTGTACTTCGGCACGCGCACGGATCTCGTCGCGCAGCTCGATAAGGGCGGCGCGTTCGATGTCGTCGGCGGCGTGGTGCCGATGATGGGGACGGGCGCTTTTTCGCCGAGTTCGATGCGGATATCGTTATGCGCGTTTGTGCTTGTGTTGTGTGCGTTTACCGCTGTTCCTGCTGCGCCCTTTTCTTCGTAGGTTTCAGATAAATCCGGCAGCAGATTATCGGGCAGCTTGCCGTTTTCACCTACAACAGGCCGCTTTTTCAATTCCTCGTCGATAATATCTGCGTTGCCGTTTAAATCGGCAATATTGATGAAATCACTGTCAGCCGGTTTTTTCAGATTGTAATTGGTGGTATATGTAGCCATCAGGCAGATACCTCCTCTTTAAGATTTTGCCATGTCTTGGTTTTCACGCTGCCCCAGGTCTTTGTTTTCGCGCTGCCCCAAATGTTATAAAGCAGGCTGACGGAAAAGGTCATGTTGTACGGTAGCATGCGTTCAAGCGTCTCGCGGATGACGTTTTCCTGCTTCTTTACGCCCAGCGCGACTTTTACATCAACGTTGAATTTTGAAGTTGTGATAGTAAGCACATAGCCGTCCTTGCCGCACAGCGTTTCAAGCCAGTTTTTCAGGCTGCGCCGCGTGTAGGGCACGTTTTCAGTGTACAGGCTTTGCAGCCTGAAACGCCTGTCATCGAGCGTATCGGACGCATACGGCGATATGCCAAGCATGCTCTCTCGCCGCGCTATGCCGTCTTCGGTAGCTGTTTGTATAAACTGATCGTTCATGCAGGCTTCGGCAGCATTCCACAGGGCTTGTATCTCCGGCGTTTCCGTATCCATAACGGCGCGGATTTCCGCAACGTCCTTCAAAACACCGGGCAAATACTCTTTTAAATCTATCGTGCGGAGATTATTAAAGTTGCGCATTGCTGAAAAGCCCCCTGACTGCTACAGCGTCCTTATCCAGCGTTAAGTTACTGGTTTGATTGTTTATCTTCGTGCCGGTGATATCCACGATGCCGGGAACGGCAAGCAGCCGCGCTTCTATCTGCGCTATGCGGACTATCAGGTTGCTTTCCTGCGCCCATGTAGCATTAAGCTCTGAATAGTATTTATCCAGCGTCGCTTCAATGTAAGGTTCACATTCGGATAAATTCCAGCCGCTTTGGAATGTCAGCGTGGTAAAGATGTTTATCGTCGTCCCCGTCGCACCGACAACGGTGACTTCGTGATCGATGGGCGCAAGCCCCATGCCGTCGCCGCTGTTCTGCGTGGGATCTATAGTCGTCTGCACGGTGCTTACAAGCGCCGTAGACGGCGGCTGATAGTTGCTGTCGGTGATAACAAGCTTTACTGTTCCTGCGCCGTTCCACGCCCTGTAGGGCTTACAGCCGCCCACGCCGGGTAGTGCTTCGGTAACGTCGATGTACTGGCTTCGGTTAAAGCCGTATGCCTGATTGCTGAAGCTATTAAGATATCGTGTGCGCAGTGCATCGGTGCTTTCCTCATCCTCGCCGTTTATGCTGATGCTTGTCAGCGCTGCCGCCGTCAGGCCGTCGATGTAGTCAATGGGTATCAGCTGGCCTAAATAGTTGCCGGGGTCTGCGCCTGCCGTTTCGCAGGTAAGATAGAATTTGTTATCTTCAATCTTTTCGGTAACAGCCCAGTTGTATTTATCGCAGCTGAAACGCGCTCCGATGCTGACGTTCATGTTGAACACGCCCACGCCGACCGCGTATGTTGCAGGAAGCGGCGCTATTCCGCGTTCCGCACAGCGCTTTATAAGGTATTCGCGGCTTGCGGTATCGGCAAACGTTTCGTTTAGAACGCTGTCTAACGCGATATACAGCATTGCGCTTTCAAGCGAATTCGGCGCAAGGGCGTCGTAGATTATAGATCCCTCGCGCTTATCCAAATACGACGCGACGCGTGCAAGCTTTTCCTGCAATATCGCTTCATAGGTTTTATCTTCGTACATCCGTAGTCACCTCCGTTTCGCCAAAAACGCTATGCACGGTAAATATCACATGCACAGCGTTCTTTTTTGTTTCAAATTTGAAATTATCAACCGCCGTTATGCGGTCGTCCTGCAACAGCGCGTCGCTTATGCGGCGCTTGATTTCCGATAAAACGTATTCTTTCGGCTGGCCTATAAAGCCGTCAAGCTCCGCGCCGTAGTTCCATGAATAAATCAGGTGCGCAAAACGTTCTGTGCTCAGCACCAGATACACGGCCTGTTTTACCGCTTCAAGGCCGTCCACCTTGCCGCGTATTCTCCCGTTCTCGGCTTCAAGCGCGTAGGTCAATGACGGCTGTGTTTCGTCTTCCAGTGTCAACAGTTCATCATCAACAACAGGTATCATGCCGGTGTCACCACCCTATCTAAAATAATGAATTTCTGTCCTCCGTCGGCACGCAGCAGTATAACGCGTTCGCCCGTTTTCAGGCCATAGTGCAGCTTGTATTTTTTCTTTTCGCCACCCTCCGGCGTGATATACACCGAATGATCGCGCACGGCGTTTGTAAGCATCAATTGCGCCGCCGTCAGCTCAAGCTTCTGATCTATCTGCACCTTAAGCGGCGATACGCTGTTTACAGTGCCCAGCACGAGCGCAAACGGCTTTGATGCTTTAACCGCCTCCACCGCTGCGCGTTTTACGTCGTTCAGAAACGGTGCAAAATCAGCTGACAAATTGTCCACCTCGCAATTTCAAATCCATTAGGTGCTGGCCGTTTGTGAAATTGTGCGTCACGCTTTCAACCATAAGATAGCTTTGCACGTTGATATCGCCAAGCCCCAGCTTTACAATGACGCTTGAGCCGCCGCGCACACGGATATCACCAAGCGCGTTTGATACGGATAATGTGCGCGTCAGCGAATTATACAGCTTTAACAGTGCTTCGGCCTTTGCTGCGCCCGATGTGGATAATTCAACGCTATCGGTGTATTGCAGCAAGCCCCAGCGGTTTATATTCGCACTATTTTTTGCAATGAATACTTCGCGCTTGCCGCTGTCCTGATTTTCAAACGTTATCTTGATTTGATTGTATGTCTGATCGTCGATTGATGTGGTATACGAATAATCGCCGATAGTATCAGCATCTATCAGCAAATCAAGCTTCATGCTCTCGATGTTCTTAAGCGTCAGCTTGCCAACATCGTCATACAGCACATACAGCTTTGTTTTTGCCTGTAGCGTTTCATCAAGCGCGTTTTGCACGATATCGAACAGCGTACTATTGTCTTCGGTGCGTGAACCGATAACATACCCCGTATCTTCAAGCGTTCCGACTTTTAAATTAAAGTCATCGGCTATCATGCGGATTACTTCGTTTGCCTTTTTATTGGAATAAACGTAGGTATCTTTATTCTTGAAGTATCGCAGCTGATCGTATGCGGTAACTTCGATCACATTCGGCGACGTACCCGAACGGCTTTTTTTAAACACAAAGCCATAGAACAGATCAACACCGTCAATTGTCAGCTTTACCGGGTTGCCTTCGGCAAAGGATATCACATCGTCCTTTACAACGGAAAATGTCAGTTTGCCGGGCGTTCCCTTGCGTTCCCACGTAAGCTTTACGTCTTCGGCAACAATGGGATAATAGATGGTGCTGTCACGCTGTATCAAAATGTCAACTTTCACGGGATAGTCAACACCTGCCCTACGTAGATCAGATTAGGATTGCTGATCTTGTCCTTGTTGGCATTGTAAATTTTCGTGTACTGTGCACCGTTGCCGTAATACTTCTTTGCGATAGTCCACAGGCAATCACCGCTTTTTACGGTGTAGGTCTTTGCAGTCGGCTTGCCGGAAGTTTCACGCGGAGTTTCGGTTTTCAGCGTTGATTTGCTGCTGTTATCGGGCTTCGTAACCGTTACTTTCTTCGTCGCATAGTCGATATACTGTTTCAGATTTATGCTTACAGTTACGTCAAAGCCGTCTGTAGCATCCTCTGATACCGTGTAATCTTCAAGGCTTACTTTTATGTTCGTATCGTAAAGCTTGTCACCTGACGGCGATACGCGGCTTACGATGAAGCGAAACGGCTTCTTTTCCGTCACGTAGCTTTCAAGGATGCCTAAGTAATAATCCGGCTGATGATATTCCGATGCGAAAGAATACTGCTCAAGCATCGGCAGCAGCATTTCAAAGCTGATTTCCGTTAAGCCGGGCGAACGAAGAAAATTAATATCTCCCTCGTTCACCAGCGTCAACGTTTTATTGTTGCCCTTGATCTTAACGGACAGCTTCGACGGGGTAACAGGCAGCTGCATATCATCGAAAAAGAAACTATACATTATGCGTGTACCCCCTCTGCCGCGACGGTAATGGCTTCGGCAAAACCGTCAGTCAGGACGCGCAGGACACCGTCTAAATCCATGTCCGAAGATATTCTGTTCGTCATACCCGTCATGTCGATTTTTACCTCTGCCGTTGTGAAACGGTTGATTGCTTCCTGCTCGGCGAGATCGCGCAGATACTTCAAATCTTCGCTTGTGTTTTTCAGCGAAGATGCCGCACTGCCTGTATTCTCGGCTGTGGCTTCTGTGTTGGCTGCCGCCTGCCCTAATAAGCCTCCTATGCTATCGCCCAAGCCGGTTATTTTGTTTGAAATACCTTCGCCGAAATTATAGCCGGATTTATATGCATCGCTTGCCCAGCCTGAGCCAAAAGCGTCGAATGTGTTAAATCCCGTTTTAAACGCATCTGCAACACTTTTGTATTCTTTCATGCTGCCTTTCGCTTCTGCTGCGTTTTTTGCGTAAGTACTTGCTTTGCTTGTTAGCCCATCAACATCTATACTTACAAATGGCAATTTGTTTAGTGCACCAGCTATTTTACTGATAACATCCATAACAGTAGATAGCAAATCCCAAAATAGCACTTTTACACCGGCAATAGCATTGTTAAATGCCGCGCCGATGTTATACACACACGCAAGAAATGCACTTGCAATTCCCAGCGCAACATTAGCGGCCATTAAGCCAGCATTTTTAACAGCAGCTACAGCAACGTTTATCCCGCCGCATATAACGCCAATAGCAGAAATGGACGTACCTTTAACGCGATTAATTATTCCGATTACAGCCGCTATCAGTGCAATCAACGCTATAATGCCGATGATAATAAGCGCCACCGGATTAAGAGCCAGCACAGCATTTAATACAGCCTGTGCAGCTGCCCATGCTTTTGTTGCCGTAGTAACTATAGCCGTCCACATCGCCGCACCCTTTGTCGCTATCAGCCATACGCCGACCGCAGCCGCGATGCCTAACACAATCGGCGCAATGATCGGCCAGTTATTAGCTACAAACTGCGCTATTGAGCTGATAAGTTTGAATATCGGCGTTAAAACGCGCAATATAACATTCGATGCAACCGTCCATATCTGCGACCATGTATATGGCATTTTACTGAATTTTTTATCTATTTCGTTCGCGCTTGCAAGCATCGCCTTTTTTACAACATCGGCGCTTATTTGCCCATCTGCTGCCATGCTGCGGATTTTGCCTAACGGAACATTAAGATAGTCGGCTACAGTCTGAATTATCTGCGGTGCTTGTTCAAATACGCTGTTTAGTTCTTCGCCGCGTAAAACACCGGATGACATAGCCTGTGTTAACTGCAAAGTCGCCGCCTTTTGCCCCTCTGCTGATGTGTTGCTGATAACAAACAACTTATTAACGCTTTCCGAAAAACGCAACAATTCTTCAGCATTGGCAAATGCGCCCTTTGCACCTACACCGGCGTTTGTGCCCATGTTGGTAACGAAATTGGCAGTATCCAAATATCCGGCGCGTGAACGGTTAGCAAGTGAATAAATCGCGTCATTCATCTGGCTTGCCGCCGCGTCGCTGCCGGTAAGCATCTTCATTCGGCCTTGCGCCTGTGTAAGATTATCGGATAATTCAACAGCTTTTTTTATAGCTGCGACACCGCCGACAGCTGCCATGATTTTTCTGAATTTTGATGCTGTTTTATCGGCAGTATTACCAGCTCTTTCGGTTTTTTCTTCAATATCATCGATAGCAGCGCCCATTTTTGCCAGTTCGTCACGTGCAGCTCTCAGCGCCTTTGTATCAACAGGCTTGCGCGTTGCTTTCTGCATCTGCTCCATGCTGCTGATAACAAGGTTCATTGCCCTGTTTATGCTGCGTAGGGGCTTTGTCATAGCGTCTTGTATCGATAATACTGTTTTGATAGTGGCCATAATCGACCCCCTTTTTAACGGAAGCGCCGGAGCAGACCCCGTTTACTTCGGCGCTTATTTCTTCTTTATTTTGGCCGCTTCTTTTCTTTCCTGTTCGACCTTGCGGTCTATCGCCGCGATAACAAATGCCTGCTCCTGCGGCGACAGTTCAAGAAAAACATGCGGTGCCCAGCGGAATTTATGAAGGCAATAATAAGCATAGTTTGCTTCGGGGTCGCCCTCATCAATTAGTTTTTTGCTTCTTCAACAAGCTCCTCGCCGGTTTTAAAACCGCACTGCTCTATTATCTTTACGGTGTAATCGTCATACTCGGCAGGTGTAAGCATGGCGACGATAAGGTTATCAGCACCGTTGACGTGGTACGACTGCTGCAATTCGCCGTCGTTCAGATTCGGGAACACGGTGCAGCATGCAGCCAGCTTTGCGGTATATGCCGCCTCGTCAAATTCCTGCGTGGTCTGTCCCTTGCGGCCACCACGAACGGGAACGGTGCGCATGCACGTTTTACGCAGTTCCGCGTTTTCCGCTGCCGTGATGCACTTTACTTCCCATTCAATAGCATCGCCGTTTTCGTCCACAAATCGGTCGGAAACGGCGTACTTTATGTTATCAATTTTCTTTGCGTTTTCAGCAAGAAACGCGGAAAGCGAATTAGCCATGTATTATCCTTTCTTTACTGCATGCCGTTAAGCAGGTTGAATTTTTCGGGCATCTCCCAATCGTCAAACGTGCCCTCGATATCCTCATCAAGCGTCTCGGCATCGGCATCAAATTTGGTAAGAGTACCGCCCTTGAAATAGCAGTTTTTCAAGATGATCGTCTGCCTGCCGTTAGACGCTGTGGGATCTTCGTTGGTTACCTGGATATCAAAGCGCGGCAATTTGCCGGTACGCTTGTATTCCAGCATCATTTCCCTGAAAACAGACTGGTTATACTGCGCATTGCCCGACCATGTACCCGTCCAGCCGGTGGGCTTGTTGCCCTTGCCAGACTTACCGAGAATGGGAACCTCAACAAGATTTATCTCCGCGCTTGCTTCAAAGGATACGAAGTTTATCATTCGGTATCTGTTGCCGTCAGCAAGCGTAATAAATGCCTCGGCCTGTGCACCGGCTATCGCATCGAGCGCGTCCATATGAATACGATCCATAATTTATCCCCTTTCTTACATAATCACGATGGACATATAAAGCTGTTCCATCGCGTTGATAATGTTCAGGTCTTTGATCGTGCACAGAACGGAGCGTTTTGTCTCGCCCTGTTCCACAGTCACACTATCAGGTTCAAAGTTTTCGATAGCACGGATATTCTCAAGCGCCTGATGCAGCTTGCAGATATCATTCCACAGCGAAATACGGCCTGCCGCGTCGTTTGCGACAACACCGAGATAGCGCGTGTTGAACAGCACCGCCGCATCGTTGGCTATCTGATCGCATACCCTGATAGTCTGATTGTTCTTGAAGATATCGCCCTTTGTTTCCGATGTGGTAGTGAGGGAGTTTATATCCTCCAGTACGCGAACATCGCCGTTTACGTTGTGCATAACAAAACGTCCGGCTTCGATATCCGCTGCAAGATCAGCCTGCGTCTTGTCAACGTCAATCGACAACTCGCCGTCGTATTTTTTGTTGGTATTGGATTTGTTCACAGCGCATCCGGCAGAGGCGCCGGTGACCCAATAAACAAGTGCATACTGGCCGATGCCTGCAACGTTCGACGGGTAATCAGTCGCCTTGCTTGCGACTTCAATAACGCCCTCATAGTCGGCAATTTTCGCATTAGTAGACAGGTTGAAAATAACCGTCTGGAACTTTGCGCCGACTTCATCGCGCATACGCTTTGTGTAATTCATGTACAGCTTTGCAGTGGTAGTGTCATCGGTAGGACAACCGAGCGTGTTAAAGCTGTAGCTTTCAAACTTATCAAGCGCCGCCTGATGTGCCGCTGCATTGGCAGTACCGTTAGTGCCGCCGCTGAGTGCGGTTTTAGTCGTTACTTCAAGCGTTGCATTAGTTTTCCATGTAACAAAGTCGTTGTCTTTCAGCGCCGTTGCCGCCGCTACGGTCTGCGCATCGAGCAGCGTAGTATCGTAATACAGGCTTACATCGAACATACTTGCGCTATCGGCGTTTGCAGCAATAACTACATACAGCTTGTTGCCGGCAGTACCCGTGTATTTGGCCGTGCAGAACGTGTTAGCAGCCTTTGCGCCGCCGCCGTTAAGACGGTACGCATACAGCGTCTGTGCATTCATGAACAGTTCGCGCAGCGGCAGCATTTCATCATCGTTGTAGTTGTGGCCGAACAGCTTCAGGCAGTTTTTCTGAAAATCAGCGCTTGTAACAGTGAAAACCTTTCCATCAACGCCCCAGTCCAACATCAGCGGCATAGCCACATAGCCCCTGTCGGACAGTGCAGCCGACGCTTTCGCGGTGCTGGCGAAATTGATGTATGTACCCGGCAGTACCTTATTTTGAACAGTCCAGAGACCGCCACCAAGTGCCATATTAATTTACCTTGCCTTTCATATAGTTTTTAATAGCAGCATCGACGGCATCAATTGTATATTCGCCGTCGTCATCCAGCAGCGCACCGACAAGATCGCGCCGCTTTGCGTAGCGTTTGGATGATAGCAGCTGCTGCTTTGTATAGGTTATCGGTGCGGCTTTTGCCGCCTTTTTATCCTTCATTTGCTTCACCCTGTTTGATTTTTAATTCATCCATTGTGGTATCGTAGTAAGGCGCATACACGAAGTGATTGTAAGATGTGAAGAAATGCAACGCATCGTCCGTTATTTCCGACGACATATCCACGCCGCGCACCTTATCGCCGGACGGCAGTGCTATGACTTCAAGCACCTTGCACAGCTTATCCGAAACGCTGTAGCATTCTTCCCGATCCGCTTTGGGAAAATAGATAATATCAAAGCGCGGCAGGTTTTTATGCCTCTGCATCGGCTGCGCCTGCGTTTGGAACGACACCATACGCACGATAAAAGCAGGAACATTAAGTCCCTGCTTCACTTCGTTTGATGTTATCATGCTATCCGGGAACGCCTTGCGCAGGGCAAGCGTTATGCCATCAAGTATAATGTTTGTGTTGATTTCAGCCATGTTCTATCACCTCGCGGATTTTCTGATACAGCATCTTTTCCAGCACACGCGGCGCTATCTGCTTTAGCCGTTCTTCGGAAATAGTCAGCATATACTTTCCATCGACCCAACCGCCGCTAACAGTGCGATGCCCGAATTCAACATAAGACGCATACTCTACGGGGTTTTTAATTTCGATAGTATACAGATTACCCGACTTATGCACCCTTAGATTTTCAGCCCATGTTGCCGCCTTTACTGCCGCGTCGCCACTGTCGTTAGCTGCTTGTGCGCGATTGTGCGTGCTCGATGTCCAGCCGCGCCGCAATGTGCCGCCCTTTTTGCCAGAGCTGGCAGGGTAGTTGCCTACAGGCGTTCGCGGGATTACCAGTGCCAACAACCGTGCCGCCAACTGCCGACTGCACTTAACGCATAAATCGTTAATATCGGCATCCGTCAGTTTTTCAAGCTTATCGGCGTATTTCCGTAATTCGCTGAAATCGCAATTTCCCCATTTAGCCATTATGCGTAATCCTCGAACGGTATCAGCATGATTTCCTGATGATATTTGTATATCGCCGGTTCGCCCGAACGTGCGTATGCGTTGGTAACGCCGTTTTGCGTAACGACGATCTTAGCGCCTGCCGGTATATTCAGCGTACTATCAATGAACAGCTTCACTGACTGCTGAATTATCGGCGCACCATTTGCGTCGCCCGTGCTTTGTATGCTTTCAAACGACAGGCGGCAAGGCTGCTTTTCAAGCTTCAGAACCTCTTTAGCTTCGTCCCTGCCTGTTTTGCCGTTTACGGTATATTCCTGCATATACACGTCGCAAACGCCGTGCCACAGACTTTGCAGTGCTGCTTTACGCGTAGCCATTTACCACACCAGCTTTCTATACGCGGCTATCACTTCCGCACTGGGATTTATCATTTTACTGATAACCGCGTTAAACTGGTCTTCGGCTGATCCTGCATCAGATATTGCAAACGTGACCGATGTATCGCCTTCCGATACGCTTTTTACAGGCGCATCAAACGTATATGTATCGCCTAACGCGCCTGTAGCTTTCTTGTCGGCAAGGAACATACCAACGGCCATATCGACCCATACATATTCAAGGCCTTCAGGCACTTGCTTCTGATTTGTCTGCGCTATCAGATACGCTTCGGCGCGGCGTATGTTATACTCAAGCGCCGAATTATCATCATCCGTCACTTTATATCCAAACGCCGCTAAACGTTCCTTTGCGGTCGAAAGTATGTCCATGTCGCGCCTCCTTATGCGATGGTGTACCAGCCCTTAGTCTTCGGGTTATCACCGCTCGCGGGCGTGACTGCGACGTAACCCAGGCCGACTTTGGCATAATAGGTAGTACCACTGGTAACGGTGGTTTCCGACGCTGCGGTTGCAGTGCCCTTGAAAATCTTAACGTCCTTAGTCTCATCGGTAAGTGCTGCAATGTAGTACTTACGAGAATAGATGCTGTTTTCACGGGTATTGGGATCGCGTTCGGTTTCGGTCTCCGTACCCTTCTTGTTAAACAGCGTTACAGCTTCCTTAGTTGCCATGTAGATAGAACCGGCAGTTGCATCTTTCTTAGTGTAGATGTTTACACCGGCCACACTGCCGACATAGCCGTTTTTAGCGAATGCCTCAACATACTGCAAGGTGTCCTTAAGCTCCTTGCGCAGCTCGGCCACGTCGGAGGGGCAGACAAACGCGAAAATAGTAACGTCTTCAAGGTTCTCAAGCGCAAGGATGGACTGTGCATCTGCAAAAGCGCCAAAGTCAAACTTGCTGACGACAGCGACCTGCGTAGCCTTTGCAAACTCGCCGTAAATATCCTTGTTGACGGTGTTAAACATGTCAGTGCCCATGTGCTTTGCGCCAACGGGTACAAGCTGCGGATCGGTCATGGTCTGCTCGTCGTAGTACTTGAAACGGTTCTGTGCAAGCTGAATACGGTATTCATGCGGAGTATAGCTGACTTCGATGCTTTTGGTGTTGCCAGCGCCCATAGCCAACTTTTCAGTACCGTCGGTTGCTTTGTAAACATTGATTTTACGCAGCATGCCGGCAGAACCTTCAAGTGTGTTATCTACAGTGCAGAACGACTGTAGATCAAGGTGCGAATTGTACTGATCTTCGATTTCGTTCGACAGATAAAAATTGTCATAAATCTGATGTGCCATTAATTAGTTCCTCCATATAGTTTTTTGTATTCTTCGGGGTTTTTCTGCGAAAAGTTGAAGCGCTCGACCGGCGACAGCTTTCTAAAGCTTTCAAGCGTCATGCCGCCGTTAGGTTCGTCGCCCTTTTCGCCCGGCTTAAAGCCGTCAAATTTCTGCTGCTGCTTTTCGGTTTCAAACATAAACGCGCTATCGGAAGCGGTTGTAAGCTTCTTAAGCTGCTCGGCCAGCCCTTTGACTGTGCCATCTTCATCAAGCTCTGCTTTATCAAGATCGAGCAACGCCTTTACCGCCTTAACGTTTTTCGCCTTTGCGGTCGCTACGGCCATATCAACGGCAGTATCGATTTTCAGGCGCTTTATCTCCGCTGCATGGGCTTTTGCCGCGTCAGCGTTGTCCTGCTGTAGTTTGCTTATCTGATCTTTCAGTGCGGCCATGTCGCCGGTGGATGCTTTCAGCGTTTCAAGCTGCTTGTCGCGGTCTTTTACCGTGCCGTTAAGCTGTGTAACCGTCGCTTCAAGCTCCTTTACCTTACCGGCCTTTTCGTTGAAGTCTGCACGCGATACAAAGTCTTTGCCGAGAGCCTGAGCCGCCGCATTGTCCATGTCGTCCGTGTAAACGTCGCCTATGATGTCCTTTAACCATTGCAGTTTCATGTTTACGTCCTTTCTGCGCCATTCCTTTTTATCGAGCCAGTCCTCGTATTTAGCGCCGCCCTACTTGTTATCCGCTGGGCACGCGGTAAAATGGGTATGAAAAAAGCAGCCTCGCGTGTTAACGCTTGACTGCTTCGATCATTAAATTGTTATATAGCTGGCCACTCTCTATCCATAAATGTTTCAGGAATAAAGTTGTGTATTACCTTGATTTCCGGATAATCGGTATCCGGCGTTATCTCGATTTCAATCTTGATGTTTTCGGGATATTTACAGCTGCCGTATAGCTCCGGCGCTTTATCAATAATCTCCTGCCCGCAATCTTTGATGTACTGGATTATTTCAGCTTTCGTAGCCATTGCTTTTACCTCCTTTTTTAAACCGCGTCGGCTTCCGTCCACGCTTTATAGATGCGTTCGCCCATCCGCGCAAACCAATCGACCATTGTTTCATTCATTGCCCACGCGTCGGTTTCGCCCGAACATTCGCAAAGGCCGCATTCGGCAAGAAACGCATGCACTATTTCATGTCGCTTGACCTTTTTAATGTAAGCTTCCATGTCGTACAAGTTGCCCTGTATTTCACGTTCTACCACGATCTCACGCGTTGTCCAGTCGCAATAGCCGTCGCAGTCGTGCAAACGGTCATCGTCTCTTTCACTGCTTTCGATAATCGCCCAATTGGCACCTAAGATGTTAATTGTCACTCTGCTGTCTCCTTTTTGGCATGAAAAAAGCACCGTTTTTAACGATGCTTCTATCTTATCATTGCTAATCTTCGATTATTTCCCAACGGCCGCCTTCGCTGCTACCGTCAAGCGGTGCGGGATTTGTCATTGAATATAAATAATCTTCGCCACTGTCATCAATTACTCTGTAAAATCCATCTTCTTCTGTGGCTTCGTATATTTTCCCGTCCGTTAGACTGTCAACGCCGAAAGACTCTCCAACATAACGCAATTTCATTTCTTTTTCTCCGTCCTGTTTTTCAATTTAACATCATGCTGTATGCCGTCATCACGTTCATACCAATGAACATCGAAAACATACTTTGCGCTGGTTATTTTTCCCGCTTGTTTTCTCCATTCATCGGCAGAACCACCGTAGTTACTAACAAGACGTTTAATATCGCCGATAGCCTCGTCGCTACCCTTACCCGCTATAGTCGTAATTTTTGAAAACTTTGCGTTTTGGGGTATAAAATTCTTTTCCCCTTTCCACTCATAACGCAGTTTGTTTTGCAAATACCTTGCATTCGTAGACATTATACCACTTTTCTTAGATTTTTCAAGCGGTTTAACGCTTTTTGCAAGCCCTGTCTGCTTTGCCGCCCACTGCTTATAGGTCATGCTGCCCGGCACGGTGTATGTCTTGCCCGTCTCAGGGTCTCGCGCCCAGCGTTCGGCGATATCGTCCATATCATTGAAATACGGCGCTGTTGTGCCTCTGCACCACGGGTGAAACGGCGGAGCAGTCACGCCTATAGCATATTCAGACATGGGGTATACTTTGCCGTCAAGCTGTGCGCACAGGCTGCATGTTTTGCCGTCAAGCGTTTCGACAATGACGTACTTTTCAACGTCAAGGTCTTTGAAGCAGTCCTTACGCGCTTCGTTGGCGAATGCCGCGCTTTCCGTCATCACCAGCCGTCCGGCCTGCGATTTAGATACCTTGAAACGGTCGGCAATAGCCTTGATAGTGTTATCGGGTGCGGCGCCGCGCATTACCATTTGCGTCATCTGCGTGTTGACGGTATTCACAAGCGTCTGCTTGTTCGCCCATATGCGATCACTGAACGTCTGCTTGTCCAGCGTCCACGGACGAGCTAACACCTTTTCTATCACATTTTCATCTATCGCATGAAGCGTCCAGCCTACGCCTACGCCCTTTTGCAGTTCAAATGCAGTGTGATAGTAGCTTGATTTGTAAACTCCCTCCGAAACGCCCTTGACGGCCTCTGCCTGCTTTGCGGCTAAAGCTTCGGCCTGCTGCTGTAACTGAAGCTTTATAGCTTCCAGCCGCGATATATGAACACGCGCCGATGCATTTTCAAGCTGCTTTATCCATGCACCGTTAATAGCGTTTTCTTTGCCGTATTTGATGTATTCTTCGACAGTCCACTTGAATTCTTCAAGCTCCTGCGAATTAAGCAGCTTCCGTGCATCATTCAGCGATATTTCGTTGTTTTTCGCAAATTGCTGATACCAGTGCGCTATATCTGTTTCAATATCGCGTATAGCCTTATCATATTGGCGTTCAAGGTTCTGAACGTATTCAAAGCCGGTATCTAATAGCGCGTCCTCAAGGATGCGCATGCGGTTAGCCCAGTATGCATCATTCTTCATCTATCGTTGGTGCGCCGTTGTCGGCGTTCTGATTATTCCGCGCCATTTCAAACGCCGCCCTGTAGGGGTCTGCTTCTTCTTTCTGCTTTTCAAGCTTCTTAAGTTCGGCAGCAGGGTCTTTTACCCAAGGATGCATAGAAACTATCGTATCGTCGGATATGATGCCGACGGACGCAGCGCAATTGCTGATAGCTTCAGTTTCGTTAATCAGCACATCGCGGTTAAATATTACTTCTACATTCTCGGCGGCATCGACCGCTTGACCCTTACTTGCAAGATAGGTGTTCACAAACCACAATATTTCTTCAAATGCCGCCTGTAATTCAACCTCTGTGTCATTCGCATCAAGGTCAATGTCCGAGTACATCGACTGTATGTTCATCTGATTAGGCGAATTCGACATGCGATCGTCTTTTGCATCGTAGCTGCGTAGATTTTCTATCAGCGACTTTTTCAGCAGATCAAGTATTGTTTTATAGTTTTCGGCATTTACCGTGATTTCAAGGCTATCAACACCGCCGTCAACGCCTTCGACCGTGCGCACCTTTACAGTGCCGTAAGTGCTGAGGTTCTTGCGGAATTCGCCCAAATCCTGGCCGTCGTAGTTTTTTAGGACAAGCACAGTATTTCGTGCGTCTTCCTGCATGTTGTTTACAAAGTCGCTTTCAATCAGGTTGATAGCGTCCTGTAACGATCTACAGCGGCGTATGAGCGGAATTTCCTGCGCGTTGTACTTTATAGGTATCAAGGGAAAATGCGCCCAATTATAGCCCTCTGTGCTGCCGCTGGCATCGGTAAGCGTTATATAGCTCTGCTTTGCGCTGTCGGGCGTAAGCGTACCGTTTTCAAAGATGTACGTTGCCACACCGTCCGGCTTGAAAACATCGGCCTTTTCGATTATTTTCTTTTCGCTTGCATAATACACTTCTACCTGATACAGCCTTATAGCCGCATCAAGCATCGTGTGTTCCGCATCTGCCCAAAACGGCAGGATTTCATAGCCGGGAAACAGTTTAAACGCCAGCTGCCCCGTTCTATCGTAATACGGGTACAGCCAGCTAATACCGCTGTTGAAGCTTTCAATAACAGCATTCTTTATCGTCCGCATGAAGCGTGCGCCCAGCACCTTTTTAAGCGCGTCAAGGTACGTTTCGCTTTTGCCTGCGAACGTTATAGGCTTGCCGACTATGTAATTCTTTTTAACATCAGCATGCTTTGCATACTGGTTATCAATAATTTTGTTATTGGGCAGATTATCAACCGCTACAAGCTGGCCGTCTTCACCTATGCTTGTACGCTGTCGGCGTAGAATATCCTGATCACCGCTGTAGTACCGTGCGCCGTCGAGCATTTCTCTACGCGCTTCGGAGCAGCGCCAAGCCTCCAATTCACGTGCAAAAAACTGTGCTTCGGACATTGGCCGATTGGCTTTAATGCGGTAATTCCACAATTCTTGTTCTATCGGTTCGTTGAATAAAGGCATATAATATCCCCTTTAAAAGCTAAATCTTGATGGTGCAAATGCTGCACGCACGAAATAACGGATGCTGTCCATACAGTTATGAACAATCACACCGTCATTTACAGAAAAATTGTGATATTTTTCTACTTCCATGTTATATACCGACGCTTTGCCGATTTTCTTTATATCTTGTATACCCACATAATTTATGTGCGCATTGTGGGGAACAGGTTTTCTTGTTTGCATATCTATTAACAACAAATTCACCCCCGCATATCACACAGCGACGTGTTTCATTGTCTACGCCGCTTTGATACCTTGCTTTTGTTCTACAGGCATTAGAACAATATTTGTTTTGCCCTAATGGTTTTTTAAAAAAGTGCTTTCCACAGCATTTACACACAAACTCTTTTTCGCTAAGATTAGCTGTTATGCGTTTGGCATGTTCAGAATGCCAACGCCGCCCTTCATCGCTACTGTGCCATTCAGCAGCTTTGGGGGCGGCGTTCTTTATAAGATTTTCGCGGATTTCGTCATAATGTTCTATGGCGCGTTTTGAGGAATGATACTTCAAGTGAGTATGTTCTTTTACACATTTCAGGTTTTGAATATCATTGTTATCTTTATCGCCATCCACATGATGAATATGATAACCATCGGGGATATCCCCGTTATAATAGCGCCACACATAACAGTGCAGTCTTTCGCGGCGCACACCGTCCGTTTTCCGTGTAGCAAGAAAATACCCTGTTTTTAAGTCTTTGCGAAACTTAAAACCATCAAAACAAGCTAATCTTTTATCCTGGCTGTATTCTACTTTCATTTTCATTACCCCCAATACAAGCAATCACATCATTGCTGCGCAGGTCTTTGACTGCCACCCAGCCGCGTTTCGTCAAAACTGGATGATCGACAGTCGCTTTAATCGTCTTTCCGTTATTCAGATTTATTTCGTAAATTTCGGCGTTTTCTTGCGTCATACGGACGTTATGAAAATGCCCTATTTGTACTGTCTCGCCGTCAGTGCAATAAACATTGCCGGTTTTGCCTACAAGCTTGCTTATGGGAATTGCACCATCAACAGTATCAACAAGTGTATCACCTGTTAGGCAGTGGTCATTTGTCTTTAGCGGCCTGTCTTCTGCGGCCTTTTCATCCCAGCGATATAGACCGAATTCGCTTATGCAGTCTTTGCAGCAGTCATTAAATAAAATGTCACCGGCGTTTAAATGCGTCGCCACGTCGCGTATACCGTCGATAACCCGGTTGCTGGCCTGTTCCACCATAAAGCGCCCGTGACGGCGTATGACCTCGATAAACGACGCTGCCGACGGATCAACGATTATCTTTCTAATAGGCAGGTCACCGGCTAACGCTTCAACGGCTGCATAATGTTCTTCGTCTGTGCGCTGCCGCTGCTGCTTGCGCCCGTCGTAGTAGTATTCACGTATACAATACCATTTGCCATCACAGCGCCCCCACAGTTCAGCCGCCGTAGGGTTAAGTGTGCCATAGTCGCACGATATCATGTAATCGGTGTACGGGCGGTCGACAGTCGGCACAATATGCTTATTCTTATCAAACATCGTGTAAATAAGTCCTTCGGCAGCTACCCATTTACCGCGTATGTATCGATCATAGAAAATGCCTGAAAACATCGTTTCGTACATCTCGCGTGTTTTCTCGCTGATGCTCGGATTATCTATCATTTCAAAGTGCAGATAAAGCGCGTTGTGTTCTTCGGCATGCTGTATCCATTCGGTGTAAAACCAGTGCTGAGGGTTATCGGGGTTACAGCTAAACCACAGCTTAGCACCGTCGACGCTGCATCGCGTAAGCGCCTGTTCCACGAAAGAGCGCGGCATCAATACAACCTCGTCCAGCAGCACACCGGCCAGCGTTCGGCCTTGTATCAGCGCGTAACTGCTTTCATCCTTGCCGCCGAACACTTCAAAGTAATTTGTAACGCCGTTTCGCCTTATCTCAAGGACTTTATCAGCTCTGCGCCAGCGCATTGTATAGCGTTCTTTCGCAAGCGACATTGATGTAAACGGTACTATGATATTCTTCGTACAGCTGTCGACCGTCTTACCGCATATGCCGAAGCGTTCGCCGTTAAACGTGCGCATTGCCCAGTCTACAAACGCCCACATGATAATTGATGTCTTGCCGGAACGCACAGCGCCATCACATATCAATGCGCGATATTCGGTGAACGGAAACGCAAGTATCTTTTTTTGCTTAGGGCTTATCATCACTTGTCAATCCTTTTGCCAGTTCGCGCAAGCTTTCACTTAGCGCGTCGTCTTTTGCTTTTTCAACCGGTGCACCGCTAATTAGCGCCCATTTGTCTATCAGTGTACCTATAGCCGTTGTAATCTGCGTGAGGTTTGAGCCGTCTATTTTGTCCGGATCATTTAAAGCTTTAAGCCCCAGCCCGATAAACGAACACACAAGGTCTTTGTGTTCGTCCATATAGGCTAAGACATCCGCTGTATTTTCTTCTTTTTTCTGTTGTGCAATCTTGGCGAATTCTGGTGATGCGCTAACAACACGCTTTACTGTTTGGTGTGTAACATTGTTCTTTTTGGCAACTGCATTGTATGACTGCAATTCGACATAATCAGCTATTATTTTCTTTTTCTGCCGGTCGGTCAGCCGTGCGGCCATAACATCACCCCATATCAGTTACCCCCATGATAATTCTCTAAATACCTTGCTGTACTGATGCTATCGGCGTACAGGCTTTCAAGTATCATTATCCTGCCTCGCAGCCGCGTCCAGTCGGACGTTTTACAATCAGTTCGTGCAAGCTCTGATTTCAATTCGTTTATGCGTTTAAGCAGCAAACCGGCATTAGCGCGGTATTCTGCTGCCATGCGTTTAAGTGCTTCACTCATTCGGCTGTTACCTGAAAAAAGTTATAAAATAAGCAAGCAGCATATTTCAGCTGCCTGCTTACTCGCGGCGGGAGCGCGGAAAGGGAACGTGGAATTAAGAAAGGAAGAAAAGGAGGTCATCATGACAAAACACAGAGAAAATGTCCGTAAGCCGCCCCCGCCGCTGGAAAGGGAAAGAGGGATAAGGAAATAACAAATAGTCTATCTATTACATTTCCACAATATCATTTTACCACAGATTATGGGGTCAAAAATCCCACTTTTGTCCCACTTTTTTAGAAATTAATTGGAACATACCCTAATTCAGTCGCTATATTGTATAGAATTCTGTCTTTTCGCCTGTAAGCTGCCGAACGGCTTATATGCAATATTTGTGCTGCACCTGCCACAGTGTAAGCCTGTTTCCAGTACACAAGCTCCACAAGCTTTCTATCGATGTCATCGGTATTTTTAAGCACATACTCAATCGCCTTGCAGCTGCGTTCCGTCTGCACCAAATAAGGCGATGACGCTATGCGCAACGCTATGTTTTCAGTGTCTCGGCTGACTTCCCCGCCGCCCTTGCCGTCCGTGTACTTCGGCGTTGCCGACGGTATCATATCAGCCCAATATTGCTGTATTTCATCTTTGTATTCGCGGTAATGTTCAAGCTGCCATTCCACCATACCACGCACACGCGGTGATATTGATGATTTGTATTTAGGCATTTTGTTCCCTTTCTGTATTACCGATGCGGCTTGTAAATGATGCCGCTATGTATGCGCGTGTCAACTCTGCCGCTTCATACTTGTTAGCACCGGCATCTAACGCGGCATGATAAAAAACCACGCACACTTCCGCTATAGCGCCTACGCCTTCAAGCGCTTCCTGAATTTCTGCTTTGGTCATTTTTGGCCTACTCATATACTCGCTCCTTTCGGTATCATGTGATAGACTTCATAGTAAAGTCGATCAGCGTTTTCGATTGTTCTATTCTTGGCATACTTACAACCGGCGGCCTCGATTGATTTGTAGAATTCTGCAATTTGCATGTTGCTTCGAGTATATTGCTGCTCACGATTTGAATTGATTATATAGGCGGCTATTATTTTGTTTTTGCGTTCAGCGCCTATAGCGGCGGTTATCATGCCTTTAGCGTGGAGGTCGTAGAGTTCTCGAGCTTGGTAATATAGCAGCTCGTCAGCCGGTGATCGTTCGCCTTGCAAAGGCAAATTTTGAGCCGCTTGAAGTATGATATTTTTTGCAGTTATTGACAAATTGACTATTTTGAACACCTCCAATTTTAAATTTTTTAATACAGGACAGGGGACGGGCGGGCACGCGGTTTCCCTATATAAGTGTTTCATTTTCTTATATGGTGTACACCATACTCTATTTTACGGAATACTCTTTTTATATTACTTTACCTGTCCCCCTGTCCTGTAAAAGAGAAAAAGGATAGATAATTCAAAGGATTGAGCCACGGGACAGGGTACGGGACAGGGGTAGGACAGGTCTATACCCTGCCCCGTTTTTGCTGTGACTTTTGCACAAAACCAACGTATTTTGATTGTGCAAAACGTCAAAAAGGTAATTCATTGATATTCTTGACAGCTCCCACTTTTTTCTGCCAACATCTTTGCCGACCATATTTCGCGGTATATTTTCTACCGATGTTTGTCCATTCAGGTATTGTAGCGACGATACGATAAATCTCTTGTGTCTCTTTCGGCGTTAAGTCTCTTTGGAAATCACTGTCAGGAAATAGCGCCTCACATTTTAGCTCCTTAATGCATACGGTATCGCCCGGTGACTTCTCATCAAGGTACTTTTCAATAACGCCGATACGCCAATCATCCTCCATTGCTTCATCCTGTGCATGCTTGTATTCGGACAGCAGAGAACGATCTGCGAAAGCTGGCATTTCGCCGCGTTCGAATTTTACACGCGCTTCTGCCCAGCATTGAATGATATAATCGCGGCATTCCTGCTCATGATCATGTAGGTCATAACCATTGCTGTTGACTGTTACGGGGTAAAAACGACGGTTGCCGGTCTTGTCGCGTAAGAATTGTTCGTTATTGGTCGTGCCTATAAAGATGCACCGGCGCGGAAACTCCATTGCGTTAACGTCGTAAGGCGGCCTATATTTGTCGCGCTGCCGTGTTATGTAGGACTTGACGGCCTCCTGCTCTTTCGTTTTGGTAAGCGCAAGCAGCTCCGCGACCTCGCATATCCACGCGCCTTCTAATTGCTCTATGGCCTTTTGACCGTCCATTTCGGTTACTTCGGAAAAATAACTATCGTTAATGGCAAGCCATTTGACAAGCGTGGATTTGCCTTCGCCCTGCTTTGCGCCGATGAGTACGGGAACATCATCAAACTTGCAGCCGGGCAGATAGAGCCGGTTGATGCCACCGGCGAATATCAGGCGGCTGACCTCACGGGTATAGGCGGTGTCCTCGACTTTCGCCCATTTAGAGAGAAAATGTATGCAACGTTCTTTTCCGTCCCATTCAAGAGTATCAACTATGTCCTTTATCGGGTTATATTCGCGCTCCTTCCACAAAATGCGTAAAGCGTCAGAGTGCTTTTTGTCGCTGTACAGGCCGTAATTGGCTTCACAGAAATTTCGGCTTTGTGCCGCATCCGCGTCTGACCATCGGCATATTTCGCCGTTATGCGTGATCTCAGGTGAATTACGCAGCACATTAAAGCGAATGCTGCTGTATTCCATTCTCCCACGCATGATTTTTAGAAAATTGTCGATAGTCGGAACGGGTACGCCTTTGTCGTTTAAGCGTAAGTCGAGGTCGTTTTTATCTTGTGCCTGTGATTTCTTAAAATCGGCTTCAAGCTGCTTGTCCTTTTGGCGGTATGCACCGAGCTGACGATTAATGACTACTTTTGCGCCAACTTCTGCTGCTCTTATCTGCATAAGCGCCTGTATGCGTTCGCGTTCTATCACGTCGGGGATATCAAACGAAACCAAAACGGAGTTTATAAGCTCGGCAGCGCCCATGTTTGCTATGGCTTCATCCGTTAATTGGTTGCAGTCAATCAGTTTCGTCATACTATCCCCCTTATGAATACAGCATCAGCCGGTAGGCTGCACCGTCGATTTCCTTACAGGCAATGATGTAATGCTCGTCTAAAGGCTCTGTAGGGCTCTCAGGGGCATATTTGCGCTTCCACTTATCAAGTGTCGCATATACCCATAAAAGGCGCTCATAGCGCTGCTGGAGCTCTTTTTCAGCTTGCTTGCATTTGTTATATTCCGTTATTGCCGCATTATAGGTTGCTGTGATCTCGCTGTCCTCACGTAAAGTCATTTTGCGGTCGGCCACTATCGGTAAGTTGAAATCGTTAATTAGCTTTCGCGTCGATTGTTCAAAATCGAGATTGAACAACTGCCCGGTAAAACTGATAACGTCGCCCGACCAGCCGCAGCCAAAACAATGGGCGCTATGCCGGTTTTTGATTTTGAATGACGCTGTTTTTTCATTATGAAAAGGACATCTTGCAAAACCGGCGCGATTAAAATCAAGCCCATAGGCCGTTGCAACAACAGCGAAATCAAGCATATCTTTTATTAATGCGCTTTTATGTTTTGCATTCATTTAGCATCATCCTTTCCAGCATTTCACGCCCTTCACGGTAAAGAATATCGTGTATCAGATTGCCGCTTGTGCGTTGATCGCAAAATATGATCTGGCAGCGGTAACGCGCCAACCACGCAAGCAGCGACGCAACAAACGCCTGCGGCTTCATCTGACTGCGATAGTTGCCGCTATAAGCATCCTCCCAGCATTGATTTTCGATAAGCAGATAGATCTTTGCGTCGGCAGCTTTGGCGCGTTCAAATTCCCGTGCAAAGCGTGTACGTCCATTGCAGAAGCATTGAGCTAATTCTGAAAAATCCATCTTGCGCTCTACGGCGGCGTTTAGCATCAGCCATTCGCCGCCTATAGAAAACTTCGCCGAGTAGTCGCCAAAATCGAGCTTACACCTTTCATAAAGGCAGTTCATGCTTTTCAATCGCGCTCTGAAGCGTGGTGTATCCTGTTCACGCGTATCTACCAATATCACCATGCCTCCGAGCGCATCTTCGATTTCGCGTGGTGTCATGGGCTTTAGAACGGGAAGTCGCTATCATCATCGTCCATTGTTGTGAACGTCGCAGCCGGATAAGCGGATGTAGTATTGGCTTTTTTAAGAGGCTTGTCCTTCGGCATTTTGAAATTGCCGTCGCGTACATCTTGCGCAGTGGTAACGGCGCAACATTCGGTTGTCCAGCCGGTATTGCCGTTATATTCCCACTCCTTATTACGGAACAGAACGCCGAGCCCCTTGCCCTTGAGTTTGGCTTCATCCCAATCCCAGTGGTAGCCGTTATTGGTTTCCTCAAGGCATGCTATAAGGTTGTTAAATGATTTCTTCTGACTGTCGAAATACTGATTGCTTTCGTTCGGGATGTTAATGCGATAGCAACCGCGCCATTTCTTGTCATCGTTGATGTTTGCGCGATAGTCTGCCGCGAAAAAGCCCTTGTGTTCACCTTCAGCAACGTCGAATTCGATTTTCAGGACGCTGCCCCAATCGTAATCGATAACGCTTGCGTCCATGATCTTAGCTACATAGCCGCCTGCCGGGAGTGTTTCACGCGTTGTGGTGCGTTCTGCTTTAAAGCCGTTGTAAGATTTAATCATTGTTTACTTGTTCCTTTCTTGTTTCAATATTCAAGTGGGCAACTGACACCCACATATTTATCAGGTTCGGCGCACACTTCGTTATTAAGCATGCACCTGTAAGTATTGCATTTGTAGAAATAGCACTGTCGGCAGTTGATGTGTGCTTTACCGGTCGTGTCTATCGGGAAAAATACCTTGACAGTTGCCGTACCCTCTACATAACCGGGTACACCGTTTTTAAACTTAGCCATATCACAGCCCCCAATAACTTCTTATAGTGTCATCCACGAATTTTAAATCGTTCTCGATCTCAAGCTCAAACATGCCCTCCGGCGACTTGCTTATATCGCTGCCGTCAGACTGCGTGATAAACATATGCTTACCGTCGCGGACTACACATCGCAGCACGATAGTTGCCATGCCTTCAATGCATACTTTTTCATTCAACAGTTTGCCAATTGTGCGTATTTTAGTCTCGCCGTAGTCGCTTGTGTCTTCGTGAACGACTATGTATACAATGGCATCTTCGGGCAGCTCGTTTTTAATGAACATCAGCAGTCCCCAAAAGCTATCGGCAATGCTGTTATACAGATCGAATGAGCTTGATCCGCTTTTTGGCGCCGAGTGGCCTTGCATAAAAGCGTTAGTCATTAGATAACCGCTATCGTCAATGACTGCCGTTTTTACCGGCATCTTTTTCAGTCCGTTCATAATCTTAACAGGATTGTCGCTGACCATCGTATACTTAAATTTTTTTCGAAACGGCAAGCGCTTTGCGATAACGTTAACAAGAAAAATCTCGTCCTCGCCGAAGTTAAGTAGGCTTCGGCTTTTTCCGCTGCCGGATTTACCGTAAACAATAACGCATTCTCCCATATGGTTTATGCACCTCCCTTGCGTCCTCTGCGTTTATAACCTCTGCGCCGATAAGCTCGGCAAGTTCTTCGGTCGGCAAATCGTTGATTTCTTCTCTAAAGCAATCGGGGCACAAACGCCGACCGTTGGAAATGTACATTACATCGTCGCCGTAAAACCAGCCGTCGCATTCCTGGCATATGCAATCGGGGGCAGGAAAATCAGGCGGCTCTAATGGCCGTTCTATAGAATACATATTCACTTTACCCTCTTTCCATTGAATAATCTTGTTTTTTTCTTTCGGCGTATATAGCCGTTGATCAATACGCCGTTCGGTGCATTATGTTTGTCCAAATACGCCTTTTTCGCCGCTTTATCGGCCTTGTTATCTGCACAAAACGCTTTATAGCTATCGCACTCCGCGTGGCAAAACGGCGTTCTATCCGGGCAATTACGGCAGTCACTTTCCATAGCGCACAGGTTCAAAAGTGGCACACCAGCCGTTACGCTTATCGCAGTCGCAAGCGCACTGATCGCAGCACCAGTCGTAATAGGTGTTCTCGCTTCTACGGCATATCTCACGGACGGCTATGCGGTAATCGCGTATTTCGTCCTCGTATTTGCAACATATCATGTTGTGGTCTCTGCGTTCACTATACAGCAGGCCATGTAAATAATCATAATGCGGCTTTGGCACACCACCAAGAACATCTAACAGCCACATACGTATTTTATGTAGTAATCTTTTCATGTTTCCCATCCTTTCAAAATGCTATGCCCGAATGTTCGCCGCGTTCGGGCAAATCAACCATTTCAGGCCGTTTTATTTCCTGCTCCACAGCCCACGCTATATTCCATAGCGCCGCTACAAGGTGATGCGCTTCCGCGTCGCCCTGTATGTACAGGCTAAGATGCCGTATGCCGCTGTCTATCAAGCTGTGTTGAGGTATTCCTCGATCTACGTTCCTTTCCCCATAGTGGATAGCACCGCGTTCACAGTGCTGTGCAAGGGCGTGTATCGCCCCCCACGGCAGCAAATCATAGCGACCTTTCCCTGTGGCATTGTCCCTCACTGCGCCGGTCGAAAACTCGCGGCGTTCATCCTTTTCGAATTTCACTGTCCTCCCACCTTTCGCCGATATCTTCTAAAAAGTGCAGAAATTCATGCGTATCTGCACAATAATATTGTTTGCCGTTAACGGTAACCGTGTAGCTGCCGTCGTGGTTGCTTTTGGCTTCCCAGCCTACGTTTTTGGCCATTATCGCCTACCATACCTTTCATCGAATGGCGAGAAGTTATCCTCGCCCACTATTTCACGGATACGACGATCAAGGACGCTTTTTGCATATACGATCTCGTCGTCGGCCTTGCTGTCTTCTACCACCAAATCAGCGATCTCGTTTGAATATCTTACAAACGCCTCGCCGAATGCCCGTGCACGGCCTGCCCCTAAGCCCAGCACTTCATTAGCGGCCATAAACGCCGCGTCCTCCGCAAGCTGCATACGGTTACGCCCGTAAAGCTGTAGTTGAATGTTCACTTCACGCTGCACGGCTTTTGCAAATGCTGATTGCTTACCCATGCTTAGTCACCACCTTATGACCTACGTATTCGTCGATACTCAGTCCGAGCGCATCGGCAAGGATTTCTATTGTATCTATCCAGCCGCCGCGTAGTGATTTGCGTTCAAGCAGGCTTATCGTGGTTTGGGCTATGCCAGATATTTCGGCCAGCCGCACGATGCTTAACCCTGCATCCAATCGCGCCTTGCGCATGTAATCTCCGCGTGTCATTTTTGCCCCTTTCTTATCGCCGGTTCTTGCATATCCCCGAACAATCCTTGCAAGCTTAAATAATGTGCTTTTCTTGATTGCTTTCATTCAGCCACAGTTTTAACTCGCGTGCGCAAGATACGCAAAGCTCATAATCATAGTCGTTTAACCCCCATTGCGTCCGCCGCGTTCCTACGTAGGTCACGGAGCTCATTGGGTTTATCTCCGCGCCGCAGCGGTCACAGATCAGTTTCGTCGCCACTGTCAGCCCTCCTGCATCCAGAACTCGCGGCGACAATCAGGGCAGAGGATATTAGTTCTTGCACATCCTCCGTATGCGTCTCTGTAAGCGGTAGAAACCTCATTCGGACACACGTATATAGCCCCGTTATTATCTATCTGAGCCTCCGGGTATTGCTCCAGAAACACGCTCTGCCGTGTCTTGCGCGGGTGTGCAGCATACCACTTCTCAACGGTGTCAACGAGCTTTTCGTCCCATGCATTGTCGTTGCAGCCCCGCCCATTCTCGTAAACTGCTGGGCACCCATCGCAGGACTTGCCGAATGCGCGACACATTCGGTTGCGCTCTCTGATAAATTCAACAGCGTCCATCACATTTCCCTCCATTTCTATCCATTTCTATTTGCGCGGACGGTGTAAGCATTTCAGCTTTCGCAAGGTTTCAGTTGCCATCGTTTACTCCCTTCGGCGCATCCGGCAGCGGCATCCAGTGGCTTACTTTTACTTCTACGCCCCTGAAAAGCCAACTTTCTTTGTCATCGTTATATACCCCGACACCTGCTGCTTTGAAATAGGGCATATAAATTAGATAGTTGATGTAGGTGTTATCGTCGTCGTCAATCCATTCCTCAGGCAACTTCTCGCTGCACGGAATCCACTGCATTTTAAGTCGGCTTCGTAAACGCACGATTTCTTTACCTGTCCATTCAAGCTCCGCTCTCAGCGCCTCGTTTTCGCGCCTTAGGTTTTGGATTAAAAGATCAGTATCAGTCATCAAGTATGTCCTCCATCTCAAAATTCATTTGACATAAGCGTAAGTGTTGCCGTGTACAACGTTGCTTATTACGCTTGGGCTAACATTGAATTTTTTAGCTAACGCTCTACCGTTAAAATCCTTGTCACGAGGTTTAAATGCCCTCCGAATATAACGAACATCAGAATGTTTTAGCTTAAAGCATTCTTCGCGTCGGTTTATAACTTGCTCTTTCGCTGTTGCCCATCTGCAATTTGCGGGTTCGTAATTCCCGTTAGGCTCTATCCTGTCAATGCTTAATTCTTCAGAATAGCCATTGTTTAAAGCCCACAGTTTAAATGGTTCATATTACGACCATTCTTTACACACAGTAATACCCCTGCCACCATAAAGGTAATAACAGCTATCATTTGGATTGTTACACCTTTTTCGCATAGCTTTCCAAATGCGGTAAAGCCGTGTTCGCGCCTCGCCATGTGTGCGGTGATTATCTCCGGTAACTTCCTTGCGCAAACAGCCGCAACTATGAATATAGCCCTTTCGCAAATTGCCGCCTTTCGGATACACAATTTTCCCGCAATCACATTTACATTCCCACCGGCTATTGCCATTATATTTCAAAACTTCAAGCCTACCGAAACGCTGGCCCGTAAGATCAATTAAATTCTTATTGGGCATTTAATACTCCTCCCGAAAGTGATTACTACCGTTAAATCCCGTGAACCAGCAGTATGTATCAGGCAGCTCCCTCGCCACGTCCGCGCCCTGCTTCTCCATGCTCCAGCGCGTGAGTACATCCAGCGCAACGGCATACAGGTTGTCCCATACAGGAAAATCAGGGCTATAGCCGTAAAACTGGCCGGGCTGTGATACAACGCCGATAATGGTATCGGGAAAGCGTGTATCATCCACGCGGTTAAGTACGCACCACACGCATTTCATCTGATTGTCTACTGTGCAGCCCCTCGCCTCGCCGTAAAGCATCCGGGCAAGGGCGATAACATCGGCTTCGGTAAAGTACATCTCGTACTCAGGTTCTGCCACTTCCACAACGCACAATCCGTTCGTATCAACCTCGGGCGGTACACCGTCCGCACCGGCCGTGCTGCCCCCTTTATCAAGGGCAAGCAGTACCATGACTATCAGCGCCAGCAGAATCGCGCACACCTGCGCTATGATGATCGTGTATTTATTCATCGTTTGCCCTTCTTTTCGCAATTATTTCGCCGTACAATCCGCATTCTTCAAGCGGTACTTCACGCAGCACTTTTGCTTTGCGCGCCCGGACTTTACCGTCGCCATACAGCGGTACAAGCACATCGGATTTTTCGCATTCGCATTCCAAAATTGCAAGATCAGACCAGTTTGCGCCGTAGCTGATTGCCCACGCCTTATGCGCAAGGTGGATACCGGCACCGCATCTGCTTAGTACGCTATTGGTGAAACCGTTATCGGGCGTAACAATGTCGCCTATGGTGTAAATAAATTTGCAGTCGTAGTCTGCGTGATATGCGCCGTAGCAGAAATGCACGGCTTTATACATTTTGACTGTTGTATCGGTCGCATCCAACCCGTAAAAATCTATATATTCATCAATGTTTGATGGATTATAAACTATACGGACATTGCCGCTGATTTCGAGGTTATTATTTCGTGCAGCGTCTACGATTTGGCTGTTGCCCCGCGCCTCGACGGAGCTGTTGTCCCACGCCACGAC